GAAGTGATAGATGCCATTCAATCAAGTGCTTATTATGATTGCATGGCTGCTCTTAGAGATATCGAATAACTATCAAAAATTAAGAAAGGAACTAAAGTATGACACAAGAAAAATTCATTGCATTGTCAAAGGAAAAGGTTGCAAAATTGAATAAAGGTTCAAAAGAAGCGGAAGAAGCATGGAGAGCCGGATATCTGTATTTAGCAGAACAGCTACGCATCAGTTTCAATAACAAGACACAACTTTACTTTTTAGAAGAAGTAGAAGAAATCGTCGAGGATTCTTACGAACTTGATGAATTTGAATAACGTATAATAAGATAAAAAAGGAATAATAATATGGCAAAGATTTATGTAGCAAGTAGTTGGAGAAATGTATTTCAGCAGGACGTTGTAGCTATTCTCCGTGATTTAGGACATGAGGTCTATGATTTTAAGAATCCCCCACATGGGAATGGTGGTTTCCAATGGTCTGATATAGACCCTGATTGGCAGAACTGGACAACTGAACAATATCAAGAAGCACTTAATCACCCAATTGCGCAGAAAGGTTTTGATTCAGATTTTAATGGTATGCAGTGGGCTGATGTCTGCGTTATGGTTCTTCCTTGTGGCCGCTCGGCCAACACAGAAGCCGGATGGATGAAAGGTGCAGGTAAAAGGGTAATGGTTTATTCTCCCGAAAAGCAAGAACCAGAACTGATGTATAAAATATACGATTTTGTGAGTGACAACATATTTCGTATCAACGATAAGATAATTGGAGTATAACAAATCAAAAATGAATAGAATACAGAAATTAGAAGCTGAAATACAGAAGCTAAAGAAACAGGAATCCGATAAAAAAAAGGCAAAATATCAATATCTCGTTGGAAAATGTATTCACATGGCGCATACTTCTTACGAAAAAATTACAGCAATAGTTAGGGTAAATTCTGATGAAATCGGTGATGAAGTAGTATATGATTGCATCCATGTATATTTTGATAACAGAGAAGATGTAAATAATAGTGATTCAAGTATCCAACTTGCATCTTACGCAAGTGAATACGTGGAACGGATTGAGAAAAATATCATAAGTCAAGAAGCTTTTGATAAGGCTATGGATGATTGTTTTGCGCATATTAAAAAAATGTCTATTAACGAATAACAATGGAGATATGACTATAGATACGGAATTTAATGTAGGTGATAGTGTATGCTATCTAAGTGGAGACGATATCTGTTATTCTACTATAAGCAAAATAACTATTGAAATATCTTATGCAGATCGCAGTTTTTTGATGTATTATAAGCTGTCTGACGGTTTAAGTGTACCGAGAAACAATTATCCACAATGGGATAAAAGACTTTTTAGGGACAAGGAAAGTTTAATAAGATATTTATCAGAATAAATATATAAATTAATGGAAACCGAAATAGTCAGATAAAAGAAAAGCCGCTGCAAGTATAAATGTAGCGGCTTTCTTTTTTAATGTTTAGACACCGCACCTATTTTTCTTACCAAGGTATCGTAATGTTCGTCAACCTCTATATCCTCCAACGATCCTGAAGCGAACCTGATTATGCATTGATTACTGTCTGTGACTGGTTCGATCATTTGCACCTGAAACAGGTTGATCATCACCTTGTTTCCATTGGACACTGTTTCGATAAATTCTACCATAATATTTATGTTTTAAATTAAAAAGTGTACAAAGGTAATTTATAAACCTGCAGATTATTCTTCCAAGCACTTATTTATTATTCCTCCGGCTAATTAAAACCTTGTTTTTGCACGGATTTATTTGTGCCCAAATGCTATTATCATTATTTTTGTATCAGATAATCAATCAGTATTTCGGGATATGAAGAAGAATCGGACAAAAATCACAGGTTGCAGCTATGCGTTCAGGGTGGAAGACATTGTGCGGATCTATGACGAACACGCCCGAAGCGGTCTGAGCAATCGTGAAATACTGCGCCGCTACATCTGGCCGAAATACCATATCTGCGAAAAGACTTTCTACAATATCATCAACGCTTCCGTTGATCCGCGCATTATCCGTCGTCAGGAGGAGATGAAGCGTCAGCTTTCGTTGTTCTGAATTTCATCCGCTACTGTTGTAGTATATTCCATTTCATACACTTTAATGCCTCCCGGTTGTGAGAACTGGCGGCTTGTGCGACGTATCAGGACGGTGGCGCATTCGTCGAACCTCCAGCAGTGCAAATAGGAGTTTAAGCGTCCGGCCAAAGCCATGCGTTCCGCCGCGTGCTGCTCTTGCGAACTTCCGTAGTGGGTATCATCGTAGCAGTCGAAAGCCAGGCGGACGGTGAGAGTGGTTTTTCCATGTTGGATTCCGGATTTCATCGTTTCCCAGATGGTTTCGGGGATACCGATGAGCACGCAGGGAAAGGTGACGGGGTACTGGTCTTCACCGTTGGCGAGTGCTTCCAGTTGCCCGCAGTCTTCGTCGATGAGGGTGATGGTATCGCCCATTTTAGTGGCGATTTGTTGCTGGATGTCGTTGAATAGTTGTTCCATACTGCTGTATTTTAAGTATTGATAATTCTTTTTAGTTCCTTCAAAAACCTCTCATCCACCTTCCTGGCCAGTTCCGGTCCCGGTGTGGACGTGGGCATGAACTGTCGTTGTGGAATTTGGATGTTCAGTTTGGTTTTCTTTGTCAGGGCAAGGCGCTTCCAGAAGGTGTCTTTCTTCTTGTCTTTGCCTGCTTCCCTGTAGTGCTGCGCCCAGGCGAAGCGTCGCATCTTAGGAGTGACAGAAGGATGCAACGTTCCTCCCCTGTTATGAATGCCGGCGTATGACACACGGGTGAAAACGGTAACTTGTCTATCTCCCGGTGTATATTCGATGCTCCTTGCCAGATGGCTCCTACCGGAAAGCAACGGGCCGTAGCGGGAACCGGCTCCCTTTCCTCCGCTTTTCTGTCGCTTGGTTTCCTGCCATTTGTGGAAGCCGTTGTCGGTGAATCCCCCCTTACGGAAGTCTTCTTCAATGTGCCGCTTGGCAATGTTTCCGGCAATGACAGGCATCTTGCGTCGCATCAGGTCGGAGAGTTGCTTCTGCTTTTGCAGGATCCGGCGGTTAAATTCTTGGATATTCATTGTTTATTCAATAAATAGATGTATATTGTGGTATGAGAGTAGTCTTTAAGCCTATGCTGGATTGTATTTCCAGCCGTGATTTAGAGGCTACTTTTCTTTTAGCTGATTTAATATGTTCGGGCTGTCCGAAATACTGTACAGGATTTTACTTCCATCTTCATATTCTTTCACGATGATCCAGCTCTTGTCTCCAAGGATTTTAATTTCAAACAAATGCACCCATTTGGAACCGGGTTTTGTGCTTGCATCCTTTCCATATCCCAGATATTTAGCCTTCTTGAGTACATTACCTATTTGAAAAATCAGTTCGTTCTTATGGGCGTAGTGCTCATGAGGCTGATTGGTCCATTCATCAATACTACGGCGGGAAATGGTTATTTCACCCTGAAGTTTCGGATGCGCGACTGTTGTTCCTTGAAGCGCTGTTCTTGCTTCCTTCTTGATTTCCTTCGTACGTTTCGAATACTTTCCGTCCTGATTGTGCCGTGGTTCCACCTTCACCTTGGCATAGTCCGGTAACCGGTCTTTGAGGAATGTCTTCACCGCTTCCTTAGCCCCCTCATACACATGAGCGATATACGGATGCGTATCACTGAACAATTTCCCGTCTACCCCTGGATTATTATCCAATCCCGGTGATGGTTGGTCTTTGGGTTCATTGCTGCCACGAGGTGCTCCGGTGGGCGGTTCGTTGGTGGCCGACAGGGAGCATTTGCAGTTCCAGCGGTCGCCCGGGCGATGGACACTCCAGAAGGGATGATTGATTGGCAGGATCGTTCCCCAAAACACGATGTGGTCGGCTCCCGGATTCGCGCTGGTGCTGGGCATCCATTCCAGGTTAGGCAGGATATCGGCGTATTGTTCAAACCGTTGCCAGTCTGCCGCCTGGTGTGCACGGATGACGGCGGTGTCGTACTCTGTCCGCAGCCAATGTTTTACATGATGATCCAGCATCGGGTGTACGTCGTTTTTCCACTGTTCGAATGGTTTTAGATCACCATTCGAATCGAAGAGTTGTGTGGCAATATCGTTTTGCATGCGGTGTACTTTGAAAGCGGAGAATACAGCGTTGCTCCAGTCTATTTTCTGCCGGAACTCCACAGGAAGTTCTGCTCCGGATTCACTGATACCTTCATCGGTGGCTTCAGTAAAAATGCGGAAAGTCTCATTGAACAGGCTTTCCTCTATCTCCGTCATGGGATGAAAGTCCTTTTCGTAGATATGCTTCAAGGCACGCTTCAGGGTGTTGTCGTCGAATGTGAAAGCGGCGCTTACTTCGTCATCAGCGGCAGCATCCCGGTAGAGTTCATCCATTA